CTGGTGTTGTTACTGCAAAAGAACCTATCTTTAAGTACGCACCACTAGAGACACGCACATCGCCAGGAAGCAGGGAGCGTATCCCTGTAGTTGCGGTTGACATGGAAGAGGCAGAGCGTATTGGTCTTATTAAGATTGATGCCCTTGGTCTAAAGACTTTATCTGTTATTCAGGACACTATTGCAATTATCAAGGAGCGTACAGGCGACCCAATTGAGGTTAATAGCATTGATATGCAAGACAAGAATGTTTACGGAATGCTCTCTGGTGGCTTTACAAAGGGTGTATTCCAGTGTGAGGCTACTCCTTATACAAACCTGCTTGTAAAGATGGGTGTAAAGAACTTCTCAGAGCTTGCTGCATCAAATGCTTTGGTGCGTCCAGGTGCTATGAATACAATTGGTAAAGACTATATTGCTCGTAAGCATGGCAAGCAGAATATTTCATATCATCACCAAGTTATGAAGACATTTACACAAGAAACGTATGGCTGTATTCTATATCAGGAACAGGTTATGCAGGCTTGTGTGGAACTTGGCGGTATGTCAATGGCAGAAGCCGACAAGGTTCGTAAGATTATTGGTAAGAAGAAGGATGCCAAGGAGTTCGATCAGTTCCAGGATAAATTCGTACAGGGTGCTACACAGTATCTTGGAGAAGATGGTGCTAGAAACCTTTGGCATGACTTTGAGGCACACGCTGGCTACTCATTCAACAAGAGTCACGCTGTAGCCTATTCTACGGTCTCATACTGGACTGCATGGCTAAAGTACTACTACCCAATTGAGTTTATGTTTGCTCTTCTTAAGAATGAGAAGGACAAGGATGCTCGTACAGAATACCTGATTGAAGCAAAGCGTATGGGTATTTCTATCAAGTTGCCACACATCAATGACTCTGACATTGACTTCAAGATTGAGGGCAAGGGTATTAGATTTGGACTCAGTGCAATCAAGTATATCTCTGACAATATCGCTCAGAAGTACATCTCTGCACGACCATTTGGCTCATACAAAGAGCTGGAAGAGTTCACATTTGGAAAGGGTAATGGAGTAAACTCTCGTGCCCTGTCAGCACTACGACTAATTGGTGCAGCTACATTTGAAGATAACCCAAGGAATGATGAAGACATCCGTCAAAATCTATATGAGTACCTAAACCTACCAGAGTTTAACATCTCTGTACCATCACACTACAATGCGTATATTGCAGACACAGAAGAGTATGAGGAAAAGGGTTCTTTCATTCTCATGGGTATCGTAAAGAATATCAGGCGAGGTAAGGGATGGTCTAGGGTAGAAATTCTAGACAAGACTGGTGTTGCTGGAATCTTCGACAATGAAGATACCCTAATCGAGGCAGGAAAGACATACCTGATTCTAGCAAGTGATAATCGAATCTTGTTTGCTGTACCAGTAGATGAGATCAAAGATTCTGACTCATCTCTAATCAAGTACATGAACTATCGTATGCTTCCATACCAGGAGGACGAAATGTTTGTGGTATCTTTTAGACCACGAATTACCAAGGCTGGAAAGAAGATGGCATACATGGTTGTGGCAGACTCTGGACGAGAACTACACTCTGTTACAGTCTTCCCAACACAGTTTCCAAAGGCCTACATGAAAGTACAAGAAGGAAATGTGTACAACTTTTCATTTGCAAAAACAAAAGATGGAACAACTATATTGGAGGATGTTAAATAATGAATGACAAAATTGAGCTTGACGATCTGTGCGAGCAATTGCACAAGACCGCTGTAGAGAAAGGCTTCTGGCCTGACTATGTGGACGATATCTTTATTACTAAACAGCTTATGATGATTGTGTCTGAAGCTGTGGAAGTAATGGAGGCTATTCGTAAAGATAAGGGTGAGCACGAGATTGCAGATGAGATGGCAGACATTCTTATCCGAACACTAGATCTTTATGCGGGCCTAGTTGAGCATGGGTACACTCGTGTCTCTTTAGATCATGCGTTTGCAAACAAAACTAACCTTAACAAGTCACGACCAGAAAAGCATGGGGTAAGATTTTAATGTTGACAGTAGAAGAGGTCATGGCAAAACTTGACCCCAAGATTCGAAAACAACTATTTGTTGGTGACGAGATGCCAGAAACAATCTTGCAACCTACAGCAAGCTATGGGCTTAATCGTGCCCTGGGTGGTGGGCTTCCGTATGGAAGACAGATTCTTATTTGGGGAAGCAAGTCTTCAGCAAAGTCGTCAATGTGTTTGCAGATGATTGGTCTTGCACAAAAAGAAGGCAAGGTTTGTGCATGGATTGATGCCGAGATGTCTTACGACAAGAAGTGGGCTGAGCGTCTCGGTGTAGATACAACAAAGCTTATTGTGTCACAGTGTCGTACCATCAATGAAATGGTAGACCTGGGCACAAAGCTAATGCAGGCAGGTGTAGACCTAGTTGTAGTTGATTCAATTACATCATTGCTTCCTGCGATCTATTTTGAGAAAGACTCGGATGAGCTAAAGCAACTTGAGAACACTAAGCAGATTGGTGCCGAGTCACGAGACTTTAGCAATGCGTGGAAGATGATTAACTATTCCAACAATAAACCAAAGCCTACCCTGTTTGTGCTAATTAGTCAGAGTCGTAATAATATCTCTGCCATGTACACCTCACAACAGCCTACAGGCGGTCAGGCAACCAAGTTTTACTCTTCTACAGTTATCAAACTGTTCTCGTCTGAGTCTGACAATCAGGCTATTAAGGGCAAGATTCCTGTAGGAGACAAGCTGATTGAAGAAAAGATTGGTCGCAAGGTTCGGTGGGAAGTTCAGTTCTCTAAGACTTCTCCAGGCTTTCAGTCTGGCGAGTATGACTTCTATTTCCGTGGACCATTTGTCGGGGTAGATGCAATTGGAGACCTTGTAGACACAGCAGAGCTTGCTGGTATCGTAAATCGTACAGGTGCTTGGTACATTGTATCTGAGGACAAAAAGGTGCAGGGTAGAGAGGCATTTATTAAATATGTTCGTGAGAATGACGACTTCCGTAAGTCTATTGAGGATCAGCTTAATGGCTAAGTATAATATCTACCCAGGAAGTTTTCCCTGTCATACATGCGGATTAGAATCAAAAACTATTCGCAGCTACCCAGGAATGCGTATGCTATCTTGGATGTGCCCAGACAAACACCTCACTGAGCTTAGTCTCGAAACAAAGAAGAATAAGAAAGATTATGAGCGAGAAGAACGAGAGTAAACGTATTGGTGCAAGCCAACACAAAAACTCTGGCAGAAATACTAAGAAGGGTGATGCTACATGGCATAACTTCTGCGTAGATTTTAAGGAGGTAGGCAAATCTTTTACACTCAATAAAGAGGTGTGGGCTAAGGCTACAACAGATGCAATTAAGAATAAGCTTGATCCAGCAATTATCGTAGTTATTGGTGATGGTGAGCAAAAGACTAGATTAGCTGTAATAGAGCTTTCTTTGCTTGAACAAATGGTCGAGGATGAGGTATACTAGATATAATGGAAACAAAGACAAACATAGAAATGGTAAACGGTTTAAGTGAGATTGCCGAATTCATGGAAGATGATGAACTCACAGAGGCCCTTATCATGATTGCAAAACTAATTATCAAACCAGATATTCCTCTGCAAGTTGCCACAATTGAAATTGTTCGATTGCAGGCAATTGCTGCTAAGATGTCATTCAAGGCAACTTGGCTTACCAACGTAGACAAGGGAGATAGAGCGAAGAAGAATATCTATTATACGGCAGCCACAGCAATCAATGATTTGGTCGCAGCTCTGAAGTATATTACTCGCTAAATATGATTATGAAAAATTTACTAAACGAAGTCATGGAAACACCACCAGATACTAAGATTACCGATAAGTCTGGAATTAATCCAGAAGAGCTAATTGAAAAGATTAAGTCTGGTTATACTGCTAATCGTGGTCCACGACACCAACAGAAGAAGACATTCGCACCATCAACAATTGCATATGGTCATGGCGAGTGTGCTCGCTACTGGTATCTTGCATTTGAGGGCGGTACATTCGAAGACAATGCAGACGCATTCGCAGGTGCTAATATGACTAATGGTACTAAGAGCCATGAGCGTATTCAAAAGGCAATAGAAGACGCAGGCTTCCTAATTGATTCAGAGTTCAAGATTGTAAACAATGATCCACCAATCTTTGGATACGGTGACGTAATGCTTGATTGGCAAGGAGAAGAACTTCTTGGTGAAATCAAGACAATGATGAACGAAGGATTTGAGTATCGCAAGCTAAATAGAAAGCCAAAGCCAGGACACCTGATTCAGCTTCTTATTTATATGAAGATTCTCAAAAAGCAAAAGGCGGTACTTATTTATGAAAACAAGAACAACCATGAACTATTGGTAATTCCTGTTGAAGTAAATGATTACTATATTCAGTGGGTGAATAATACATTTGAGTGGATGCGTAATGTTCGCAAGGCATGGGAAAACAAGACTCTGCCTGAAAAGAACTATCGGTCCAACTCAAGGATTTGCAAGAGCTGTCCTCTGTCAAAGGTTTGTGCAGATGCTGGCAAGGGAGACGTAAAAATATCTTCTTTGGAGCCTATCGATGAAACATTGTCAATGGTGTGATGCACAGTTTGAAACAAAAATATCATACAAAATTTATTGTTCAGATACTTGCAGAGACGCTGCAACTAAACATAATATTGCAATAAGGTACCAGAAGAAAAAGGTTGAGGCAAGAGCCAAGAAGCCAAGGAAGTGTTCTTCCTGTGGCGGAAATCTTTCAATGTATAATGAAAACAAGATTTGCTCTAAGTGTAGTGTTGACGAAAAAGAAGTTGGCAAGATCTTAAAGCAGATGAAAGGCATTGCAAATGGTAAACTTGAGCTTGATTAATCAGCCACCTAAAAAGATTTTGTCTATTGATGCAAGTACAAATAGCATAGCCTTTGCAGTGTTTGAAGATAAGAAACTTGTTATGAATGGCAAAATAAACTTTGAAGGTAAAAATGTTTATCAAAAAGTTCAAGATGCATCTAGAAAGCTATCTGAATTTTTTGAAAATGTCGGTGGCAGTACCATAGTGATTGAGCACACAGTGTTCATGAATAGCCCAAAGACAGTATCTGATCTAGCATTGGTCCAGGGAGCAATCCTAGGTGCAGCTGGTATAAATAGAATCCCAGTCGCAGGCTCGGTAAATCCTATAACATGGCAAAGCTTTATTGGAAACAAAGTTCTTAGCAAGATTGAAAAAAAAGAAATGGCAGATGCCAACCCAGGCAAGTCTGTTGCATGGTACAAGGCTCGTGAAAGAGAAGCTAGAAAACAAAAAACAATTAATTTTGTTAATACCTACTACGATAAATCTATCAGTGATGATGATGTTGCTGATGCAATTGCTATCGGTCATTGGGCTATTAACAATTGGGAGAAGGTTGACAAAAGTAACAATGGCTAGTAAACTGTATATGAATGAGAACTGGTTGCGTAAACGCTACCACGTAGATCGCAAAACACCAGTAGACATTGCTAAAGAGTGCGGTGTATCTGTTGAAACAATCTATGTCTACCTTGCTAAATTTGGATTAAGGAAATCAAAAAGATAATGGGTATGTCAAACGAAGAACTTTTTGTACAATACTATGATATGGCTAACGCTTTCAATCAAAAGATTGATATGGTCAATCACCCAAAGCACTACACGTCTGACCCTTCTGGTGTAGAGTGTATTGATGTTACACGTCACCGTAATTTTAATGTTGGCAACGCCATTAAGTATCTTTGGCGAGCAGGGCTAAAAGAAGACTCAAATAAAAGCATTAGGAAAAAGCAAGTTGAAGATTTACAAAAAGCAGTATTCTATATTAATGATGAAATTAAAAGATTGGCAGGAGAATAATGGGTCGTCCTCGTAAGGTTATTTATGGAAAGCCAACCAGGCCTCCAATTGAGTTTAACCGTGAATATGAAACGGTGCTGCCGAATGGTAAAACAATTATCGCTGGTGAGCTTATTAAGATTATGGGTGAGTATGGAACTACCTTTACGTTTAACTCTCTCACAACAAATGTTGAGACTGGCGTTTCCTGGATTGAGTGTAGAGAAATGAACAAGGGTCAAATTGGTGCTTTCCGTGCCTTCTATATTGATCGTGTCAAAAAGCTCCCTGTAAGGAGGAAGAAGCGTGTCAGACGAACAGAAGATAGTTGAACACCTTGATGAAGTAAACAAGGTTGTAGGCAAGTACCTAGAGGGTAACGACCCTACCCAAATTTCTAAAGAGCTTTCTATTCCAAGGCAAAAAGTTGTTGCACACATTAAAGAGTGGCAATACATGGCTTCAGACAATGCAGCTATTCGTGCTCGTGCTAAAGAAGCACTCGTTGCTGCAGACACACACTATACTAAACTAATTCAAAAAGCATACGAAGTTATTGACGATGCAACTACAACTGCTAACCTTAGTGCAAAGAACGCAGGTATCAAGTTGGTACTGGACATTGAGTCTAGACGTATTGAGATGCTACAGAAGGCAGGGCTTCTTGAGAACAAGGAGCTTGCTGAGGAAATGCTAGAGATCGAAAGGAAGCAAGAAGTTCTTGTCAACATTCTAAAAGACATCGCTTCTGAGTATCCACAGGTTCGTGACGAGATTATGCGTAGACTCTCTAATGTAGCAAGAGAGAGCGAGGTAATTACAGTTGTCAGAGATGTTCAGTGATTTTCTTGAAGTTTTAAAGGCAGACAACTTTATCGAGCGTCCAGTAAACGCTAAGACATTTGTAGAGGGCGAAGATTTTCTTGGTCAGCCACCACTTTCTGAAATTCAATATGACATTGTTGAGGCAATGAGTCAAATCTATAAGCTCGAAGATTTAATAGACCTGCTCGGTGCCGAAAAAGGAACAAGATACTACAAAAAGTATACAAAAAATGAGGTTATCCTACAGCTTGGAAAAGGTAGTGGAAAGGACTTTACATCAACAGTAGCTTGTGCATATATTGTGTATAAGCTTTTATGTTTAAAAGATCCAGCAAGATATTTTGGCAAGCCTGCTGGTGACGCTATCGATATTATTAACGTAGCTATAAATGCACAGCAGGCTAAGAACGTATTTTTTAAAGGCTTTAAGAATAAGATTGAAAGATCTCCTTGGTTTGCTGGAAAGTTTTACGCTAAAGCTGACTCCATAGAATTTGATCATGCGATTACAGTTTACTCTGGTCACTCAGAACGAGAGAGTCATGAGGGACTAAACCTTATCCTAGCTGTTCTTGATGAAATCTCTGGCTTTGCCCAAGAAGTTGTAACTGGCAATGATCAAGGTAAGACTGCTGATAATATTTATAAAGCATTCCGTGCATCGGTAGACTCTCGCTTCCCAGATCTTGGAAAGGTGGCACTACTATCATTTCCTAGATATCCAGGAGACTTTATATCTCAGCGTTACGACGATGTTATTGCTGAAAAAGACTCTATCCAAAAAACTCACAAGTTTGTTATGAATCCAGATCTTCCAGAAAATGCTGAGGGTAACAGTCTAGAGATTGAATGGGAAGAAGATAATATTATTAGCTATAAGTACCCAGGAATCTTTGCATTAAAAAGACCCACCTGGGCAGTAAATCCAACAAGAAAGGTTGACGACTTTAAGCTAGCATTCTACACCGATCTAGGAGATGCAATGCAGCGGTTTGCCTGCATCCCCACATTCTCT